CGAAGGCTTGCGAAAAGGCGGGGGTGCCGGTGAGCGTGACCACGGTTTGCACATTTTGAATTGTCGATCCCGCTGACGAGCGCATATGGGCCATTGAGCCGCCGACGACGGAATAGGGTATCCCGGCTATTCCAAAACCAATGAACCCCCCTAGTTCCGCGCGCATGTGCGAGGTGCTGCAAGCCCCAAACCGCATCTTGTTAATGAGGCTGCTTGCGTTCTGCACGTAAACCCCATCCCCGGCGGGAGCGTAGTCGGCGCTTGTGCCGCCGCATGTAACGGTGAACGATTGCAGCGCAACGGATGCGGTGTTGAAAATTCCAATGGCAAAGCCGTTTGCATTATTCACGATCACGGTTGATGGGTCATTGTCGTTGCCGACGATCGTGACCCATGCTCCGACTGCCGGATAGTTGCAAACACCTTGGGAATAGGTGCCATCCGCCAGTTTAATCGTGCAGGCAAAGCCGTTCATGTCGATGCGGTCGCGGATTATGTTATACGCATGCGTAATTGAGGCCAAAGGCGTGGCAGCCGACAGGCCGCTGTTGTTGTCGTTGCCGGTTGGCGAGACATAGAGTGTAAACGGCCCGGTCAGGCGAATGCGCGTGAGCTTGCCGAAGGCTTGATAGAGTTGCGTCCGATCGGTTTTTGCCAGCGTCAGGCCCGACGCCTCGATGACATAGGCGAGTTCTTCCTGAACCGCATTCATCCAATCGGCTTCCACGATGGTCGCGGGCGTTCCGGTGGTCGGTGATCCGCCGGTAAAGTAGCCCGGCGTTCCCGGCTGTATGGGCGTCGGGAGCGACGTTGCGGCGGTGCTGTTGTCAATTCGGTGCATGTTGCGCTCCGTTCGGTGCGGGGGCGGGTGGCGCTGCGTTCTGCGATTCCATCGCCTGCTTCTGAATTGCAGATATCAACGGCGCGGCGACGCGATACGGTCCCTCGGCCAAGAGTTGCAAGACGACATTCCATTCGCTTGCGGTCAGCGAAACGGCAATATTCGTGTCGGGGTTCATGCGGCCTCCAGTGCGGTGATGCGGGCGTGCAATTCCTTGACGGAATTAACCAGCGCGTAAATCAAGGGCGACGTGTCGAGAATTCGCACGTCATCGACCGCCTCACCGTCGATGTAGCCGCGCGCGTGTGTGATCATGTCGGGAAACACCGGCTCGACATCCTGCGCGACAAGACCGGTATATACCTGCTTCGCCATTGCGACGTGGTAGTGTGGGCTTTCGGGATAGGGGTCATTCTCGCCTCGCGGGTCCGGCGCTTTGCTCGCGTCGTTTCCAAGATCGTTGCCGCGATAGACGAATCGCTTCGGTTCCAGCTTCAAAACCTCCGCAAGCCCTTGCTTGTATTCCCCAAGGACCGTTTTTATTCGCGCGTCGGAACTGTCGGCCCACGGTCCCCCGCCGGGTTGATACCCCTTATTGCCCACCGTGAGTTGCCCTATCGGGGACATGATAAAGCTGTTCACCGCATTCTCGGTGATATACCAATAGCCGTTAGACCCATTGCGACCGAAGAAGTAATTCGATGCAATTTGCATATACATGCTTTGATCCGTGCCGTGGACCAGCCCGGCAACAGTTCCCACGCCGCCGAAATACAGCGAGGCATTCGCTCCCGTTAAGTAGATGTTGCCGGGGGCCAGGAGCGACCCGTCCTGTTGAAACGCCCACATTTTACGCCCGCTAGCGGGACCGGCATAAACAAAGGACCCGTTAGTATTCGGCGAAGCCGCCGTGGGTCCGGACAATTGAAGCACGCCGCCGTCGCCGTTTATGGTGCGGAAAATATACAGGCAATCGGTTCCGCCAGTGCCGACATTGGTGGCGGAAATGTTGACATTCGTTCCGTTGCCGCTTAGGACAAGATTGCCGGGAATCGACGTGATTCCGTTAGCATCAAAAGTCCATTGCTTATAGCTGGTCGCGCGGCTGCCCGCGTATATCACAGCGGCGTTCGGCAACGTAGGATGCGAGGAACCATACACCGAGACGGAACCGCCGTCGGTGTTATTGCCCGCTACTGGTGCGGCGAGGTATCGCGCGGCCATGCTGATAAGGTCTGCAGCACCCGAAGCGGGGGTGATCGCCCCGGTAATACACGGCGCGGAGTTCACCGAACCAGTGATGCCGAAGTGCATCCCGCTATCCAATGTCCACAGGCTTGTGTTGTTGTCTATCGTCAACGGGTTACTAGTGGCAGCCCCGGCGATTCTCTGGAGCGAGAACGCATTGGCGTTCGAACCATAGCCAAGATATACGACCCAGCGATTGGCGCCGGTTTCATCTAACCCAAAAATACCGTTTGCGTTGGTTGCACCTGATCGCCGTAAAACCAGCGCGGCATCATTGTTTGCAGTGGCAGGCTGGATGCGCAGGACGCTGCCGGTGATCGTTCCGCCCGTGATCGGCAAATAATTCCCACTCGCGGCAGTGATCTGGGCGGCGAGCTTTAACGGCGTGATGATCGTCGCATTATCGGTCCCCGCCGTGGCCTGCGCCGAGGTCGCAATCTTTGCGATGCCTGAAATCGTTTCGGTCGCCGGAACCAGCGCGGCAGTGATCGCGGCATTTAGTTCCGCCGTGTTGACGGCGTGTTTCCATGATCCGTCCTGCCGTCCGTATAGCGTCGCATCGGCGGGCGCTTCGGGGATGCCGGTCACGCCGCTGCCGGTGTGCGCGTCGGCGTAGGCTTTCGTCACCGCTTGTCGCGGGTCGGTCGGGTCGCGGTCGAGATAAAGCGGCCCGGTCATAACATCGCCGCCCGACAACGGCAGGTAAGGCGCCTTCACGGTCGCGGCTTGCAGGTTGCTGATCTCTCCCGCTGCGGTCGCGAAGTTGGCGCGGACGGATGCGGTCGTCGGCGCTCCGGCGATCGGAACGGTTGCGTCAATTTGCGAGGTCATGGCGAGATGATCACTCCCTTGTCCCAGATGGAATCGCCCTGATCCCAGATCGAGGTGCCGCCGTCCCAGATCGAGGAGTTGAGGTCATACGACCAGATGATCTCGGAATTCGCGGGCTTCGAGGCTTCAAGCATGCACTCCAGTTGCTTGATGCCCCAGGTCGCAAGCGGCTCGCCCGCAGCGCTTTCGCCGACGCGAAAATAGGTGATCGTGCCCGGCGAGCCTTGCACGACGACGCGCCACGCGAAGGCCCAATCCTCGCTGCACAACGGATCGCCCGCGTGGGATATGCCGACGCGGAACGGCGAGAAGGTCTCGATCTCGATCTGAAAGCCGAAGCTCGCGGCAAGGTGGATGAAGTATGATTGCGACGATCCTCCTCGCGCGACGAACTTCGCGCACACGGCGGCGGTGCGCTGTTGAACGGTCGAAAGCGGCGGTTGCACGCACGGGTCGGGCAGGCCAAGCGTCGCCTCCCATTCGGGGAGGAGTTCGGTCGTCGAGCACGGGAAGACCTCGCCGATAAGGTCGTTTGCCCGCGCGTGGAGGCGTGCCCAGGTCGGCATAAGGGTAAGCAGATCGGCGGCTTGCAGCGTGCCCCAGCCGCGATGCCAGACCCGCCCACGGGGGAGCAGGCGTTGAAACTGCCAGAGATAGTCTGACGCGCTCGGCGCGGGCAGCATCAGGCATTGTTGACGGTCAGGGTGCCCATCAGCGGAAGCTCCCCAGGCAACACGGTCACCGGCAAGGCTGGCGCGCTCATGGTGAAATGGTTGATCGTCGGCGTTGCGCTGATCGCCTCGTAAATGTCGCTGGGGAAGATCGTGCCGCCGAGTTCGGCGCGGACCAGATACATGTCGGTGATCGAGGCGACGATCTGCGCTTGCGCGTCCGTCGTGTTCGGGTCGAGGTCGAGCAACACGACATCGATCGGATGCGGCACGGGCGAGGCGACATAGACAAGCGCGGTCACCGGCTGGACCGGCCAGATATGATCGGCGACGGCAAGCTGATCGCCCGCCGCTGTCGTGTCGCGGGTCTCCAGCGTCGCGCAGCCGTCAGTGCCTTGCGGAAACCCGCCATGCGCGGCTTGCGTGTCGTCGAACATCGGGCGGACGATCACGGTGCCCGCGCCCGCGCCGTTGGGTTGCACCCAGGCCCGTGTGCACCCCGGAACCTCGCGCGCCCAGTCGATGTAATCGGTCGCTGATCCGCCTTGCGCGGGGGCGCGATACTTCGCGAGCATCCGCGAACGAAGCGAGTCATCGGACTCCTGATCGGCGCCGCCGGTCGTCGGCCCCACGGTCACGCCGCCCGCATTGATTCCGGCAATCGGCGGGTCGAGACTGATCGCGGTCCCCGCGTCGCAATCGGTCGCGGCGCCGTTGACGGCGGCGACGATCGGCACGAGCACGGTGCCGGTCGTGTCAACCGAGACCTCGGCGGTCGAGGTGTAGGGCGTGCCATCGACGCGCGTGAGGGTCGATCCGGCGGGCACGACGATAAAGGGCTGCCCGGTGAAGCTCGCTTGCCCGGTGGCGGCGGCGCTGTCGATGCGGAAGATCCCGATCAGCGCGGCCCACGCCTCCAGGAATTCATCGGTCGCGGTGAACGGCACGGCCTCGCGGCTGATCCAGTCGATGTAACCGTAAACGCTATAGGCCAGCCCCGACATCACCCAGGCGAGCACACGGAGCACGGCGTTGCGCAACAGCCCGTCGAGGCCGGGGACGCCGGATGTCGTGATGTCCTGGATCGCTTGATTGCGCAGCGCGGTCAGCGGCGGGCGAGCAAAGGGCATTGGATTACCTCACCATTGCGCGCGGTCGCACAGTAAGCGGCGCGGGAACGTGCACAGGCGACGACAGGACGGCGAGCCCTTGCCACGCCCAACCGAAGGTGAAGCGCGTCACGCTGCCATCCGGCTTGACGATCGCGATGCCGATCCCCAGCAAGGTCGAGCCGATCGCGGCGCCCAGCCATGCCGTGTTGACGACGACATCCTTCGCCACGCCGTCATCGACGAGCCACTGAAGCGCTTCCTCGGCATAGCGGCGGGCGAGCGCGAGCGTGTCGCGGGTCTTCTTCGCGCGCTCCAATTGCCAGAGGTTCGATCCCAGCGGCGCGTCGTTGTAAGGGTCGGCCCACCAGCCGCGCCGGTCGGAGCTTCCGTCAGTCGGCACGAAGTCGGGCGTCGCGAGCTTGTCGGTGAACAGCGACACGAGACAGGCGGTCTCCAGGTCTTGCGAGGTCTGGAGGTCACCCGCCGCAAGCATCCAGTCGCCGCGCGCGTTGTTGTTGTCCCACAGGATGTAAACGTCGCCCGTGCAGATCGCGGGGGGAAGGTCGCCGTCCGCAGCGGGCACCGGCAATCCGGCTTCGACGATCCAGCCATCTGCCATGATCAGGTTCCCGGCGTCGGCGGGAAGGTCGGGGCTTCGGCGTCGCCGTGCCCGTCCGATCCCTGCCCGTGAATGTGTTTGCCAAGCGTGACTTGATCGCCCGTGCCCCAGCCGCGCACGACTTCGCCGGTCACATGCAAGTCGCCGGTCATCTCGACCAGCGGGCAGTCGAGGTGAAGCTTTGTCCCGCACTTGATCTCGATGATCTTGCCGCGCGACAGCTTCACGAAGTCGCCTTCGTCGGTGTAGAGCGCGACCTCGCCTGACGCCAGATTGCGCAAGCGATACTTTTGGTTGCCGGTCGCGATGATGACGCCGTTCGAGCGGTCGCCGCTGGCGAAGATCGCCATGCCGTCCGATCCGGCCATTGCGTGCGAGGCGAGGCCGTAAATCTGGAGCACCGGCATATTGTCGATCGTCTCGTTCGGGAAACCGCGGACTTGCGCGCGATGGATCGGGCCGCTGTCGTCGGTGGCGGTGACCTTCATCGGCATGATCGTCATCATCACCCGGCGATACAGGCGGTTCGCGGCGGTCATGTCTGCACGATCTCGGCGGGCTTCGGCGGCGTCGTGGTCGTCGTCGTGGGCGGCGTCGCACCCGCGTTCGGCTTCGTCGGGTTGGCATTGTTCACGTCGTCTTGCGTGACCAGCATGTTCGGCGAGGTCGGCTCGATGCTGAAGGCTTCCGGCGGCCACAGTGACAGGCGGGCATGTTGTCCGCCTTCGTCGCGCAGATAGGTGACGGTGCCGATCAGCCAGTCGCGGTGTTTCAGCTTCAGCGCGGCGGCGTCGATCGCGGCGAGATAGTTCGGCGACCACAGCTTGCCCGCCGCGTCGCGCCATGCGTCACAGGTGACGGTGAAGTTGAAACTTTGGCCCCAGCGGCGATTCTTCTCCCAGATCGCGCGCTTTCCGGCGAGCGGCTGGCCCATCACGAATTGCTCGCTGATCACGTAGAGCTTGCGGAAGCGCGGCACCTCGTCGTCGCGGACGATCTCGCCGACGCCCGGCGTGTTCACCCCGGCATCGGTGCCGAGTGCCATGGTCGAGATCAGGTGTCCCTCGTATTCCTGGAAACGCTGATCCATCGAGAACATTACGTCGGCGGTCTCCACGTTGTCGCCGATCCGGAACCCGGACGCCATCGACTGCTTGCCGACCTGCGCGAGCATGACCGAGCCGTCCGGCATGTCATAGGCGATCAACTCCGAATAGCGCGTGATCCGGTCGATGATCTCCCACACGGTCTCGCCAAGGTTGATATTGAATTGCGGGATAGCCTGGAACGGCCCCTGGACGTTGGTTTGGATCGTCACGCCATAAGGTTGCGCCAGCCGTTGTGCGATCGACAGCACGTCGCCGTTGACGACCTGCAAACCGTCCTTGCTTTCGCTTCCGGCGCTGGTGTTTTGCACGAGCGCGGAGCAATCAACCAAATCCTCGCTCTTGCTGCGGCCCTCGACGCGGATCGTGTGCTGTGAGGCACTGATCGCGGAGGTGTAGCGGTCAACGTAGCCGGTCAGCACGAGATCGCCGCCGATCGTGACGGTGCAGGGCTGGCCCGGCTTCAGGTCGATGTCGGCGGCGTTCGGATACTTCTCCGTGACTTCGATCGAAAAGCTGGCGGGGATCGCGGCAAGCGGGCGGGTCACGGAGACGCGCTGCCAGCCGGTGACGGAGACGTTGCCCACGGTCAGGGTCAGCACGTCGGTCGATCCTGGCGGCGGACCGTGCGTCGTGACGCCGTGAGCGATGGCGCCGCTGGCGTCGTTCATTGGTTGAGCGCCGGGAAGCTGGTCGGCATGAACAGCGGATGCGGCGGGTCGGCGGACGCGACCAGCCCCGGCTCGCGCGGCGTGTCGGCGTAGAGCGTCCAGGCTTCGGCGAGCGAGGGGATCGACGCGCGGGTCTCAACTTCGACCAGCCACGCAAGGTTGGCCCCGCGCACGGCGAGGTCGAGCGCGACGGCGGCGCGCAGATCGCGGAGCGCTTGATACGTCGCGTCCCGACCGACATCGCCCGCACGGGTCGCCTCGGCGTCCAGGGCGTCGCACACGGCGCGGCGCACCGCCTGGGCGTCTTGATAGCTGATCGGCTGGTAGGCGGTTGCAGCGGCTCCCAGCGCGGCGCACGCGGCACATCGCAGGTTGCTGGCGATCGCGTCGGCGGCGGCGCGGGCGTTCGCGGACAGCGACCCGGCGCCGGGGATCGCGGGCGGCATCCATCCAGCGAGCGGGAGGAGGAGGCGGATCGCGTCGGCGGGATCGCCGGTCGAGGCGGCGACGGCGTTCGCGAGATCGACCCCGGCGGCGGCAAAGGCGTCGGTCTCGGCGCTCATAGGAAGCCCGCCAGCTTGTTCACCAGCGACGCGGTGTTGTTGACCAAGCTGCGCGACGTTGTGGCGGCGCTTAGAAGGCTGTGCACGGTCGCGTTCGCGGACTGGAGGGTTGAACGGCTGCCGGTCGCATAGCGCCCGTGGAAGCCCTGGAGGCCCCGGACGGCGTTGAATACGCGGGCCGCGTCGCCGACGATGCTGGAGGCGATCGCGGTGTAATGCACCACGGTCGAGGTCGCGGCTTTGGCGATGGTGCCGATGCGCGACAGCGTGGACCCCAGGTCGGCGGTCGAGGCGATGTTGAGCTTCGCCGCCGCCCCGGTCACCAGCTTGGCGGTGGCGGTCGCGGTCGAGGGATATTTCACGTCCCCGGCGACGATGAAGGAGAATTGCAATTCGACGACGCGACCTCGCTCGCGGCGATCGGCGCACTGGAATTCAAGCAAGACGCATTGGATGCTGCCGAGGGTCGGATGCACCAGCGTCCCGGCCCCGGATTGTTCGACGGCGCGCAACATCTGGTCGCGCTGCGCGTAGCAGTCGTCGCCGACGATGAACGCCTGGATCGAGAAGCGGCGCGGCAGCTTGCCCAAATCTTCCGCCCAGGCGTCGTCGCGGTACGGATATTCGTGGATCGCGACGCGACGGCCTGCGGCGATGTCGCCGGTATCCAGCACGAAGGGCACGCCGCGCCACGAGCCGGGTTGCAATTGCTGGTGCCACGATCCGCCCGACCAGGACAGATGCGAGGTGTCGAATAGCTGCGATCCGCCGAAGCTCTGCCCCAGGCGGGCGACATCGTTGACCAGCGAACCCGTGGTCGAGACGAGCCGGTTGACGCCGCTGATCGTGCTGGTGATCGGGCCGAGGAATCCGCTCATATGCTTTGCATGTCCTGATACTCGACGCGCGGCGGCGCGACGTTCACGGCGCCCGATCCGGTGGCGGTGACGGCGCTGTTCGGCGGCGGATTCTTGTGGGTGATCGAGACATCGACGGAGCCGTTGACGGGGGCTTGCGGCGGCACTGTCGCGGGAGGAGCGCCAGCCCCGCCATATCGTCGTTGCAATTGCTGGAGCTTCGACAGGTAGGCCGAGTCGGTCGCGTAGCCGCTGGTCCCTTGCGCCCGAAGCCCTTCCTCGACCGTCTGCGCCTGCAGCACGGCGGCGTAATGCTTCGGGTTGCGCTTCAGGAATTCGACGTAACCGCTGGCGGCATCCTCTTTGCTTTGGAACGTCGCGAAGCTCGATTGCGTCGTGTAGCGCTGCCCGCCCGGCCCTTCCTCTTGCGTCGAGACGGGCGCGCCAGCACCGCCGACACCGCCGCCCGACTTGATGCCATAGACGTTGTATCCTCCAGGCGTGCGCGTTCCGCCGCCCGACTCCAACATCGCTTGCGACGCCCCGACCTCGGCGACGACCTCCGGATGTGGCACCCCCGCTTTGACGGCGGCGTCATAGATCAGCTTTCGTTGTTCATCATAAAACGCGCTTTTGCCGCCTCCGGCTGACAATGGCGCGGCAGGCCCGGCGGGCGGGCCTCCAGCGGGCGCGGAGGGCGCGCCCCCGATCGGGCCGGGCACGCGATAGGCGGCTTGCGTGTATCCTCCACCGCCGCCCCCGCCGCCCCCGCCCATGGCGGCGCCTCCGGTGCCGAGGATATGGTCCCAGGCATCCTCGAAGCCTTTCGTGACGGCGCGCGCCATGCTGTCCCAGAATTCGCTGGTGCCGCTGCCCCCGGCGATCGCGGTCGCGGCTCCGGCGGGATGATAGGCGGCTTGCGTGACGCCGCCCGGCAGGTAGCCCCCGGCGGCGGATTGACGCTGGATCGGACCCGTGTCGATCAATTCGCCCGTGGTCGCGTCGTGCTTCCGCCCCTGATTGTCGATGTAATAATCGGAGGTCGGCATATTCGACGGCGCTTGCGTGCCCTTCTGTTGCTCCTTCTTTCGTGCAGCGATCGCGGCTTGGTTTTCCGGCGTTTCATAGGCCGAGCCGAGCGCCATGATTCCGGCGATGGCGGCGACGCCCGCGAGGGCACCGAGCAATCCGCTGCCCATGATGGCACCGGCAGTGCCCGCGCCGCCCCCGGTGACGCCCAGCGCGGTCGTGACGGCGCCGATCGCCTTGACGACATCGACGCCCCATTTCAGGACAAACAGGCCCGCGATCACTTCGGCGGCGGTCTTGATCGTGTCGAGATTGTTGACGACCCACTTCAGCGAATCGACGACGCTGTTCACCCCTTCGGTGACTTTCGACCAGTCGATGCCCTCGACCCAGGCGGCGAAGCGCTTCGAGAGTTCATCGACGGCGGCGAGGATGGCGGGCGTGTTCTTCTCGACGAATTCGGCGAACTTGTTCAACAACGGCGTGAGGTTTTTGGCCAGCGTCGCGCTGATCTGTTGCCCCAGGCGGTCGAAGCCGACGCCGAGGCGGCCTTGCGCTTCGGTGAAAAGCTGGAGGCTCCGCTTCTGTTCGTCGGTCAGGTTTTTGTAGCGCTGCACGTCGTTGAACCACTGGCCGAAGCTTTGGCTCGACTGGCGGAACGTCTCGACCAGCTTTTCGCCCGATGATCCCAGCAGCGCGTTGGCGGCGGCGGCGCGATCGGCGGGGTCTTTGATCGCGCCGATCGTGCGGATCAGTTCGGGCATCAGGTCGGCGGCGGAGCGGATTTGCCCGTTCGCGTCGCGCAGGTTGATGCCGAGTTTATTGGCCCACTGCGCGGTCAGCGCGGCGTTGCCCCCGCCGATGTTGAAGTCGGCCAACCTGTCGTGCAGTCCCTTTAGGCTGTCGGTCATGTCGGAGGCGTTGCCCCCGGCGAGGCGCGTGGCGTCCTGGAATTGCTGCAATTTTTGCGTCGTCGTGCCGATGTTGTCGGCGGCTTGCACCAGCTCGCGCGACCACGCGGCATAGCTCTGGACGAGCTTGAACATGCCGACGATCGAGGCGGCGCCGGTTATGGCGCCCATGACGGGAACGATCGCGGTCAGGGTCCGCAGGACGGACCCGGCAGCCTTTCCGATCCACTCGAAGCCGGTCGCGACTTTGCGCAGACCGGAGACATCGACGAAGCGCGAGACTTGGCGCGACATGCGCTCCATCGGCGCGCGCATTTGCGCGATGCGACGGTTGATCGCATCGATCTGCTTCGTCGCATTATCAACGACGGTATAGGTAACGGAATAGCCAGCCATTACCCTCTCGCGGCTTCCTGCGCGGCGCGCTCGCGGTCAGCGATGCGGTGGGACTGTTCGGCCCACCAGATCAATTGCGATCCGGTCAGGCCCCAGGCGTCGTGCGGACCCCAGCCCCAGAATCGCGTGAGGTCGGCGATCAGGTCTCGCCATCCTTGCGGGAAGGAGCGAGCAATTCGGCTAAAAAATCGAACGCCTCCGTCAATTGGCTGTGCTTCAGTTCAAGGATGACCTCGCGCGGCACTTGTGCGACGGCGGCGACGAGCGCGATCTGATAGCGGCGCATCGTGTAGGCGGTTGGGCTGGCGGTGTTCAACTCGATCTCGGCGCGCTCCAATTGCTTCGCGGTCGGCTCCTCCAGGTGGAGCGACGTGAAGCGCTTCTTCTGAAACGTCACGTCGATGTCCATGTCGTGCGTGCGCGGTGACGGCTCCTCCTCGATCGGGCCGAATTCATCCGGGACGACTACCATTGCCATCGCTTAGGACTCCGATACGTCGATGCCGTCGAAGCGGACCTGAAAGGTGCCCTCGGCGGCGCGAACCTCCAGCGCGGAGGTGTTCCACATGTTCGATCCGCCGACCACTTTGCCGTTGGCGAGGCTCACCAGCACTTCGACGCAACGCATGTCGTTGAAGTCGCCGACGCTGATCGTGCCGCTGTCGCGGAGCGTCGCCTCGATGAAGCCTTGGATCGGCACCTCCGAAAAGCCGTGCACGCTGTCGAGGCCGACCAGCGTTTCGCGTTTCCATTTGGCGGGTGACCATGTGACATCGGAAACGACCATGTAGGCGTTGCCGTCGATGGTAAGGCCGGTGACCCCGGCCAGTCTTTCGCACGCTGCCATTGTGCGGCTCCCTTACGATTTGCGGAACTGAAGCAGGATCGCGATCTGCCGAAGCTGATTGACCAGATCGACGGGCGCGAGGATTTTGACCAGCCCGTTTCCGGCATCCTCGACGATCACGTTCTGCGCGAACGTGCGGCTGTTCTGCACGTAGCCCGCCGCCTCCATCGCGCGATACTCGGCGATCACGGAGGCGCGGATCATCGGCGCGTTCACGCAATTGGACCCGGCGAGGATGCTGGTCTGATCGCTGACCAGCTTCTTTCGGGCGTAACGGGTCAGCAGATAGTTCGACAGATCGCGCGCGACGACCATCAGGCCATACATCGTCTCCACGTCGAGATAGCTATCATCGGCGGCTCCGGCGGCGTTCTTTTGATAGTTCGTCGCCATGCGTTCGATGATCACGGTGTCGTCGTCGCCGACGCGGGTCGTGCTCATGCCGTCGTAAAGGAGCGTGTTGCGCTCGCCGAGGGTCCAGCGAGCGGCGATCGGGGGCGCGAGCAAGCCGGTGTTGATGTATTGCAGGGGAAGCCCAGGATCGACGCGCAGGCTTGCGGCGCTCGCGGCGGTGATCTCAGCGGCCCATATCCAGGCGGGATCGGGCGATCCGTTGAACGCGACCGACGACATGTGCTGATCGTTGCGGGCGAGGCCGAAGGTCGTGCACTGGCCCAGCGTGCCGCGAAAGGCGGTAAAGCAGCCGCCATAGATCATCTCCTGCCACGACCAGCGCCCGACATCATCGGCGAGGAAGCTTTTCATCGCGTCGAGCGAGGCGGTGTCGGTGTAGGGCAGACAGATGAAGTCGTAAGGCTGCGACGACAGGTTAGCCAGACCGTTGGTCAGGATCGGGTTCGAGGCTCCACCAGCCATAGCGGTAAACGCAACGGTCAGACCTGGCACCGGATACTCGCCGCCAGCGGCGCCCCGGTAGTTGGCTTGAAGCTGGATGTCGTTGGCGGCGGCGCCTTTGTTTTTCGCGGTCAAGGTGATGACGCCAGCGGCGGCGGCGGCGGTCACGGCGAGGTTCGCGTTGGCGGTGATCGCGGCGGCGAGCGCGGTCGCGGCGACGGTGGCGGTGTCGGCGCTGTTGACGACGGATTGCACGCGGATGCCGCCGATGTAGACGTTGAGCGTCCCCGAGGCGGTGGCGGTTCCGGTCAAGGTGATCGTCCCGGTCGCGGCGGCGCCAGCGGCGTTGTCGGCGAGCGGCAGAATGTAGACGGCGCCGAAGCTGTCGCGTTCGAGGTAGCGTTGCGTCATCTGTGCGAGCATCGAGCCAGCGCCGCAGAGGAGCAGCACTTGCGCGAGGCTTTCCACCAGCACGGGGTTATCGACGACGGCGTGCCCGGCGGCGGTGATCTGGCCGATGATCAGGGTCTTTTGCAGGACGGTCGCGGTGTTCGCCTGCGACGGGTCCATCTCGACATAGACGCCAGGAACCCGGTTGCTGGTGGGGTAATAGGTGAAATTGATTGCCATCGCTTAGGTCTCCTTCGTCGGCTGGCCCGGCGCGCGGCGTCGCGCGGACCCGGCATCCTCAACGGTCACGTCGCCGTCGCGGACGCGGCGGACCCAGAACGGATCACCGTCGGGCACTTCGCGGCCTTCCTCTGGCAAAAGCTGCATGTTTAGCGGATCGCGCACGGCGCGGCCCGGCACGGGGAGAACCTTCATCGTCGCACCTCCATTTACGGGATCGTCGGGGGATCGGGCCACGGGCCATCGGTCGGCGGGGGATAGGGCGGGTCGCCGGTCGGCACGACGACGACGGCGGCAGGCGGCGTGCCCGCTGGCGGCGGGCCGTTCGGCCCGAATATGTCAACCTCGATGTGCTGGAGCGGCACCGAGAGCGGTTGCACGCCGTCGTCGTCGGTGATCTGCCAGTCGAGAACGAATTCCCACTGATAGAACAGGCGGGCGCGGTCGAGGTCGAGATATCGCGCACCGGAGAAGGAGGCGCCGCGCGTCATGCGGCAATCGCCGATCGTGAGGTTGAGCACGGAGGCGAAAAGCTGGGCTTCGATCTCCTCGAAGTTCATCGCGGGCGCTTGGCCCCGGCGATCGGTTTGCGCGTCAAGCTCGACGGCGATGCCGATCGTCTTGTGCACGATCTGGATCAGCCC